TCACATTTTGCTCACCTTCTTCGGGTGAGCCACTGGTACGCGAAGATGCGCGCCCAGGTGAAGTTTGCGAGTGAAGGTCCGGATACGGTGACAGACCGCGCAAACGAGATCGCACTTCTTTAGTTCGGCGAGCATCCGCTTCCGGGTGTACCACACCAACCGGGACATCTTCGTGAGCTTACCCTTCGGATTTCGGTGGTCGAAGTCCATGCAATAGGACGGAAACTTCTTGCCGCAATCGACGCACGGTTTCCCGGTCTTATAGGCGGTCAGATACTCCCGATTGGTGAGGCGGTTGCTCTTCAGAGGATCATACTTTTTCCTCATTAAACTTTCGCTCGAACGTGCGCCCCGCTAGTGACGAAGGCGCACACTCGAACGCACTAGCTGATATCCACTCATTATACCCCGACAAGAAAGCGCCCCCTCGTTCTCCGAGAGGGCGCCCCGAGGCGGCGGACCGGGCGGAAGGTCCCCGGCCCCTCCGACGTGGGAACGGTGAGCGACGGTAGCGGTGGCTACGGTCCCTCGAACGGTCTGCGGTAAATTGTACGGCCCAAAGGGAACGGTGAGCGGTGACGGTGGGGATAGTCGTCAGCGGGCGGCGAGCCGCGAACTGAAAGAATATGCTTGCCCTAGATTCTCGCCGGGCATAGAAAGAACAAACTACGAACTTTTTGTAACGCGTGAAGCTGGCTGTGCAAAGCGCAGTCGGAGCGATGGCGGATTCTGTTTCAGTAAGTAGGTTGGAACGCTCACCTGGGGACGACTCGATGGCTACGCCGCGCACGAAAGAAAAGAAGTTAGCTGGTGCGGAAGCGGTTGAGCGTTTCAAGTTCGACTACAAGACGGAGCGTATCGGCTCTTCTCTTTTGGTGCACGCGGACGCGTTTGAATGGTTGTCGCGACTGCCCTCGGAGAGTGTAGACGGTATGGTCTTCGACCCTCCTTACGGCGTAAAGGAGTACGAACTCGAAGAAATAGAACGAATGTTGAGCGGGGGAACGGGTATCTGGCGTATCCCGCCAAGTTTTGACGGATCGACCCGCGCTCCGCTTCCTCGCTTCACGGCACTCGACGAAGAAGAGCGTCAACGGGCCCGGCGTTTCTTCCGAGACCTGGCTGTGGCGGCACTACCGGCCCTGAAACCCGGTGCTCATATCTTCATGGCGTCCAACGCGTTCCTGTCCCAGTTGGTGTTCGGTGCGATGGTCGAGGGCGGGCTGGAGTTTCGGACAGAAGTTATCCGTCTGGTGCAGACACTGCGCGGCGGCGACCGGCCGAAACTTGGCGAGAAAGAATTCCCCGATGTGTGCAGTTTGCCGCGCGGCGGGTACGAGCCGTGGGGAGTGTTCCGGAAACCATTGCCTGCAAAAATGACGGTGCGGGAGTGTTTGAAGATATACGGAACTGGAGGACTTCGCCGGCGGGCGGACGGAAACCCGTTTGGCGACGTTATTGTGAGCGAGCGCACGCCGAAGAGAGAGCGGGCGATTGCAGGGCATCCGAGTTTGAAACCGCAGTCCCTGTTGAGACAGTTGGTGCGAGCGGTGCTTCCGCTAGGTTGCGGCGTGGTGATTGACCCGTTCATGGGGTCTGGCTCGACGGTGGCGGCAGCCGAAGCGGTGGGATACGCGTGCGTGGGGGTGGAGCGGTACGCGGATTATTATTCGCTTGCGAAAAAGGCAGTCCCACAGTTGTCAGTGATAGGTGCGAGCGCGAATGGCTACCGAACGGTCTATGCGGAGCAGATTGCCCTACTCTGACTCCAGTTCGCTCAACAGATCCGGCTCTTTATATATCCAATTTCCCAGCATCTTATCATAGCCGGTCCGGGTGACGGACGCGGTGATGGTCCGACGACTTGTTTCGGAACGGCCCGCAAAATTCCAATCGTCTTTGGTCAACTCCGCGCCCGCGACGAGAACAAACTTGAACGGAGCCGGCAGGACGCCTTTGACGGCGTCGGTCGGACGACCGCTGGAGAAGCAGAAGACCATCAGCCAAGTGTCTTCGGCGTTGTGGCCTTGCCAGCCCTTCAGATAACGGGAGCCCTTTACTTCGATTCCTTCCGAGCCGTGTTGAAGTTTGTTGTCAGGATATTTGCCGGCGGGAATAAGGTCGGGGTGGCCGTTGTGGTAGGCATTCTTGACGAGCGTTTTGCAGTATTTCGGAATGGCGGAAGTCATGAATTCGCCGACCATGCTGGAGAAGTTGGCCGGCATGAGCATCGTTTCGAGGCGTTCGATACGCTTCGTGGCGAGTTGTTGGTCGATGAATCCAATGAAGTCGACGAAATCGTTCATCGCCGATTCGATATGACTGACGGTCAAGCCAAAGGGAATTTGGGCTTTCGGGTTGAAATGAGCCGGCTCGACGCGCGACGGGTGGCAGGCGAGCTTCTCCAGCCGCTCAATCTGGTCGTCTTCCGGCATGCTTCGCCTCTAGGTTGCTGAGGCGAGTCCTGACTCGATTCGTGGGGAGAGTCGAATCTTTATGCGCTCCAATGCGAAAAGCCGCGCGCTCTATAAAGCGCTTCGCGCTTTTAACTCAAAGCCCTGAAGCCCAATCCCGCTCCGTTTCCTTCTCCTCCCAAAGAATGGAGGGGTTCCGATGTCCGGGGAGGCCCTGGGGCTCTGAAGGAGCCGGGGTTCTTTTTAAGCGGCGCGCGCTTTCGAAAAGTTTGCGACGCTCATTCCCTGGTGTTCGTGAGGTATCCGGGCGGCGTGCATCACTTGTATCGCGCGGAGCACGCCCGCGCATGAACGATTTAGAGCCGCCCCAGCTTTACCTGGGTACGGCTCGTAATCGGAAATGATCGCCGACAACGGCGTGAGAAGGTCCGACCGAAGTCGGGCACTCGCACGCTGACACGAATTGTGCCGCTGTCATCGCCATTTCACTCATAAGAGTACCATGAGGATGGCGGCACAATTCGTGTAGGTGGGGATATCTTTGGGGATATGGGGGTAGTGACTGACGCTTATATTGGTTTGATATATCCCTCCCTCGTGAGCACGCGTGCTTCGTGCGGAAGAATGGAACAGACGAGGCCGAGCTTGGTCGAGTAAATGCGCGGGAGTTTCAAGCGGTCATCGAAGCGCAGTTTGCGCGGGTCGAGCCCAGGGTATGGTTTTACGATGCGGTATCTCATCGCTAAAACGGAATTTCGTCCGGATTGATGTCCTCGTCTGGGTATTCGATGCCGGAGGACTCGTCCTTCGCCTCTCCTTTCGCATTAGACGAGCGTTCGGAGGGTGGGCGCTGGTCTTCATCGGTTTCCCCGGCAACGTCCTTCCTGGGCGACCGTGGGCCGAATTGAACGCGCTCCGCGATTATCTCGGTCCGGTACTGCTTGCCTCTATCCGGCGAGTCCCAGGAGCGGGTTTGGATGCGGCCTTCGATGTAGGCCGTATTTCCCTTTTTCAGATACTGGGCGACGCTTTCGGCTTGCCGGCCGAACACGACGACGTTGTGGAACTCGGTTTGTTCGGCGCGTTGACCATCGGTCTTCTTGAAGATGCGGTTGGTGGCGATGCCGAATGATGCGACCTGCCCGCCGGACGGTAGGGCGCGGAGCTCGGGGTCGCGGGTTAGGTTGCCGTAGAGGAATGCTTTGTTGATGAACATATTTTTAGGTGGGGAGTTTCCCCTCTTTTCTTAGACGTTCCTTGATAACGTACACGGTCGGGTTCGACACGCCGACGGTCTCGCAGATGGTGGCGACGGAAATGTTTTCGATGAGCGCGGCTTCGATTTGCGCGGTCTTTTCCGGGCCTATACCTCTGCCTTTGTAGTGTGAGCGAACTTCCTCGGTGAGCTTCATGGACTTCGCGGCTTGTTTGGGAGAACCGAGTCGCGTTCGTCGTTTAGGTCCTGACGATGGTGTCTGGTCTTCCGGGCGGCCTATAGACGGACCCCCCCCGCAACATTTTCGAGCTGATAGATTTCCCCGGTGGCTTCGTCGCGGGCGAGCATGATGCGCGCCCGCGGGTCGTAGAAGTAGGTGGTCATGGGGTTATTGTTCGACTTCTACCTCTTCTTCTTCCGGCTCCTCTTCGACCGGGGCACCGGGCTTCAACACTTCGATGTAGTTGCGCGCGCCGCGCTTCTTCATTTCGAGCACACGCTCATCGCCGACCTCTATGTCGGTGAGCCGCTCGATGAGGTAGTGCGGCTGGTCTTCCTTGTCGAAGATAGGAACGAGCCAACGATACTTCGCGCCTTTCTCCTCCACGATGAATTTAAGGTGCTTAATGGTCTTGCCTTCCTTTACGACAAGGACGGTGGTGGGCTCTTCGAGAAACTTGACCGTGTGCGGGCCGGTTGGCTTGACGCCGCCGCCCGGGAGTTTTTCGCCGAGGCGTAGCTTCGGAAACACTTTGAGATGCGCTGCGATTTTCTTGACGACTTCCATACGCTATTTCTTGCTCTTAGCTTTTACTTTGCGCGGCTTCTTCTCTTTCGGCTGCTTGGCGGTTTTCTCCGGTTCGACGGCCGGAGCGAGCGTGATTTCGATGCTGTCCGGAATCTCTTGGATGTCGGTCTCGGGGTCGAAGAGCTTGTATCCGACGGCCGCGATCATGCGAGCGGCTAGGAAGGCGTCCATGTCCTTCTTGACACTCTCGGTCGCGTGGACCTTCAGCTCATAGCCGCCGTTCTTGTGGGCCGTGCCGAGGCGCAGGATGGCGGTGTACTGGATGGATTGACCTTTGGGCAGGTATTCACGGATGTTGCCCGCGTGGACGTAGCTCGCGGTTTGCGCCCAGTAGGAATCATAAATCGCGCCGCTCGTTTTCCAGTCGAAGAGGCCGACGGCGCCGGCGAGGCCCTTGCAGGCGCACTTCGGATTGCCGCACTCCTGCGTCGTTTTAAGCAGGGCGTCGGCGGTTCCGGCGTAGCCGAGCTCAAGGTCGAATATCGGAGCTTCGGAGCGGATAACGACGGGCTTGTGGTCGTTCCAGAAGCGGGCGAAGGAAAGCAGGCAGTCCCACTCATCGTTATCGAGCGGGCGCTCATCCTTCCGGTCGCGGCTGTAGATGGCGTCGGTGCGGTTAATCTTTGCGAGCTTGGCGTCGGTCGTGAGCAACAGGTCTATGGCGCGATGGACCATGTCGCCGCGCTCGCCGGCCGCGCGGAGTATCTCGTCGCGCTCGCGCTCGGTGTGCTGGGCGAGGAACTTCAGTAGTCCTTCGCCGCGGGCGTATCCCTTGTTGAGGATGGTGGTGACGCCGCGAAGGTAGGCCTTCGTTGGCTCGTGGAAGTAATGTTCCCAGTTGCCCTCTCTATCCACGAGGCGGAAAAGGTCCGGGTGCTTCGTTTCGAGTAATTCGTAGGTTTTCACATTTGGTGCGGCTCCTCGCTATGTGTTCGGGGGAGCCGCGGCTATCTTGATAACAATGTGAGGTAGATGCGTTGAGAGGGAGACAGAGCTACTCTGGGTACTTCACCTAAAAGGTGGGCTTCACTCTGCGGGCTTTCCTGCTGCCACGCTCCCCCTCTCAACGCACCTTCCTATCGACCTCTAGGCTCTAGTGTACCATGCGAACAGTTCGCATAGCCCCGAGGTGTGGATAGCGAAAAGGCGGCTCTAGGCCGCCTTTCGCTTTGTCTTGGAGTAGACCCGCTTCGAAGCGAGTTCTCGCATTACCTGGCTGAATTTTTCGGGGCCCCCGGCTCGTTCGCACCGGACTTCGGCGGAGCGCTTGCCGTTCTGCGAATAGACGCTGGTCTTCTTCTTCATGCGCACAATTCTATCATGCGCACGCATGCGAACCGGCGGAGATATCCACTACTTGCGGAATACCCAGTTATAGGTGCCGTGTGAGGTTATGAAGAGCACGACGGCGGTTCCCACTTCGGTCGCGAGCGCGCTGATGCTGTCGGGATTGAGCGGCTCACCGGTGAGACCGGAGTGGAAGACCGCGCCGACGACGGCGAAGAGAGCGAGTATCCACTGAAGCTGTTTCTTCTTGTCCGGGTCGTTCGCGGTCATGCGAAGGCCGGAGATGAGTTTCACGCCGAACATGGCGGCGTTGGTGATAATGGCGACGAGACCCAGGGCGAGGATTTCTTCCATAGATGAAAAAGTTACGGGTAAGCGACGCCTCAATTATACCCCGGTGTTACTGGCCGAAGGCGCGCAGGAAAACGGCGAGCGCGTACATCTGCGCTGACGCAACGGTGTTTCCCTTGCTTTTCAGCTCGGCGGCGAAGCGTTCCACCTGGATGCTCGCCTTGGGGATAACGGCGACGTCCTTCGCGAATTTGCCGTTGAAGAACGGGTCGGGGTCTATCGCGCCCTTGAAGCCATTCTCTTGTTCGGCGTTCCACCACTCCCAATCCTTTTCTCCCTTGTAGACCGGCTTGATGCCGAAATGCAGGTGGTCGCCCGTGGAAGCGCCGGTGTTGTCGGCATAACCGATGATGTCGCCGGCCTTGACGAGCTGGCCGGGCTTGACGGGAATGGCGTGCGTGCCGGCGTGACAGATCGCCATGCACAAGTGCCAGTAGATGGTCTTGTAGTACGCGTGTCCCTGGCCGTGCTTGAATTTGTCGGTGGTGCGGATGACGACGCCGTATCCGGCCGAGCCGTCTTCTCCGGCGAACGTCACGACGCCGTCGTGCGCGGCGCGCACCGCTTCGCCGTGACTCGCCATGAAGTCGATGCCGTTGTGGCCGAGCAATCCGAGTTTTTCGCGATAGAAATCGCACACGGCCGGCATGCATTGGCCGAATTTCTGCGTGGCCCAGCGGTGGGGGAGCGGATAGTAGAGTTCGAGATTCATACGAAGGACATAAGCAAGGGGATGACTACTTCCTTGCCCATGAGTCCGGCGAGCACGCCGCCGATGATGGAGAGCGCGAGGATTATCTTGCGAACCTTCCCATTGGTGAAGATAGCTTGTTCCAGAATAAGGTCGAGTTTGTCCTCAAGTGTTTTGAATTTCCCATCGAGCTCGCGATTGGAATATGGAATGTCGGACATATAGTTGAAATTATAGCGCAGATAAATTAGCCGCCGCTTGAATTGCCCCCGGAGCCACCGCCGAATGGATTTAGAAATTGAGCTCCAAGAGCGCCGGTGCCGATGAGCGAACCCCATCCTACTGCTTTCGCTGTCTTGGGGTGGTCCTTCAGCCACTTGCCGATGGATGTGAATTGGCGCTCTTTCGCTGCTTTCAAGCTGACAAGATCGCGCAAGCGGAAAAGGTGGGTCATGTCTTTCATGAATGCTCGGTACTGGCCGTTCGGCGTTCGGTCGGCAATGAAGTCCTGGACCGCGTTTCGAAACGCGACCTTTACTTCTTTTTGTAGGGTTGGCGATCCTTTGAACGCGTTGTCTATAGCTTGGTCGAAGTCTTTGCGGGCGACCCACAAGGTTTCCATGTCGTTCGTTTCGAGTTTCTTTACAAAATTATCGACGAGGGTGGACTTGAGCTTGTCGATCCGCGCTTCGTCGATAGTTACGTCGGTGAGGTCGCCGAGCTGCGCATTGATGGCGTTGCGGAGCTCGCCCTTGCTGAAGATGCCGTTGTTCTGACGTAGGAATGCGCCGACATCGTCGTCGATAGTCCCGATCTTGTCGTTTATGTTGAGGGTCGTCTGCACCGGGTCTTTCGCAATTACATCCGGGTACTTCGTGGCGGCCGTGCGCTCGGCTTCGGAAAGCACATAGTGAGCGGGGGAGTTGCTGGTCTTTGGTATGATGCGGCCCTGCGTGACCAATTTTCGATACTGGGTCGGTGTGAAGTCGGTAGGGCTCGGTGTGATAAGCTCAAGCGCCTTGTTCGGATCCTTTACGCGGTTGATAGCGCCGCCGATCGCTCCACCTGCTCCGCCTAGTACCGCGCCTCCTAGACCGCCTAACGCGGCTCCACCTGCGGCTGAGAGCGCGACGCCGCCTGCGTCGAGGTTCTGCTCAAGTCCCACGCCTGCGCCGTGTAGAGCACCTTCTGTAACGCCGATGGCGGCGCCGGCGCCGGCGCCGCGAAGCGCGCCCGAGCCGGCCGTAGCCGGTTTGCCGAGCGCGAGGCGCTTGGCGATGGTCCTGGTAAGGATCGGCGCGGCAGCCGTAGCGCCCAGGCGTACGGCAGAGCCGATGACTTCTTTGTCGGTCGGTAGCGCCTCGGTGAAATCCGTTTGCGCGTCGCGCGATACTTTTTTGTCGCCGCGAAGTTGACGGAGCGCGGCTTCGAGTTTGCTGGTGTCTTCACCCCGCGCCTTTTTCTCGTTAATGCGCTTCACGGCCGCGAGCTCGGTGTCTGATTGAAACTGCTCGGCTTCGGTGAGCCGACGCTGCACTTCCGGCGCGGCCATCCCCATGCCAAGGCCTTCGGCAAGTTTGCCGCCACCGATGATGCTGGTTGCGAAGTTTAGGGCTTTGTTCAATAAACCGCTTGGTTGAGCCGCGAATTGGTTGCCGGCGGTTTGCCGTTTTACCTCCGGCGACTGGCCGGATTCGAATTCGAGAATTTGCTCAACAGTCAGGCCCTTGTCGCGGAGCTTTTGAAATTGTTCTCGGGTGAGCGCCATATTATTGGTTTAATGCCTGTAAGTACGCCTCATACGCTTCATCGTCGCTCAAATTGTCCGCAGCTCCGGTGGCTGCGCCGTAGAGGTCGGATGCGCCGGGCACGCGGGTCTCAATCGTTGAGAGGACGCGATTTTCGAGCTGGTTAAGAGCGCCGGTGATAGTTGCGAGGTTGAGGTCGATGGAGGCGCTCGTGCGTGGGTTGACGGCGGCGTACTCGCGGGATTCAGCCGGTGAGAACGCGGCGCCGGTCATGTTTTGCCGGTAGGACTGAAATTCACGCTCCAGCTGGACGGCAAGCGCGGCGAACTTCGGATCGGTTTTGAGCTGTCCGAAGCGGCGGGCGATCTGGTCTGCGGTCCCTTTTAGGAAGCCGGTATCCCCTCCGGCATCAGCAAATTCTTGAACGGCCGTTTGCAAGTTGGTGAGGATAGCGTAGTCGGTGCGCGCGTTGGCGAATTTCGTCTTTACGGCTTCGGTGAGAGAGTCTTCGACCGCGTTCGCTACTTGCGCGAAGGCGGCGACGTAGTCTCCGCTCGCGATGGCGCTGGTCATGCCTTGGCGCGCTGTCTTAGCACGCTCCGAGGGTAAGAGATTGGATGCGCCGGAGATAACGCTACCGTATTCGGTGACGGCAGCAGCTCCTGACGGACCACCCTCGCCTACGCCGCCCAGGCGGACGGATTGGGAAGAAATCGCGCCAGTTGTCGGATCGCGCATGATGATGTCGGCGAACTTCACGCCGCCGCTTTCGCGCGTCGTGGTGCTCAGTACGTTCATGTCAGGAGCAATGAGGGGCAAGCTTTCAAAAAAGCCCATGGGGAGGCCAGCTTGCAGTTCCATGCCGTAAATGGCGTTGCGCTGGTGCTCAGGAAGCTCGGCGACTGATTTCCCGCTGTCCTTCGTGGCGTTCCAAATGGTTTGAAGGTTTGCGGTCGCGTTTTGCTTGAGTTTGTCTTGTGCGGTGAGCTCGCGGTCTTCCACGGCCATGAAAAGGTTGAGCATTTGAGAGTTGCGATTGAACGCGTCGGCATAGGCCTGCGAGGCGTTGGTGAAGTCCTGCTGCGTGAAGTCCATGACCATCTGCAAGGTGGCGAGCTTATTACCCACCTGCCGCGCGACGGCGGAGCGCTCAACGTTGAGGAAGGCAAGGTCGCGCTCGCCTTCGCGGGTGATGCTTCCACGCCGCCGGTCAATGCTTCGCTGACTGACGGGACGGTCTCCCGCGCGGTCGCTGTCGACAAGCGCGCCGACTTGGACCCGTTCAATCTCGCTGTCGAGGTTGGCTAGCTCGCTTTCGAGCGGCTCTAAGCCGAGCTGCTGGCGCTGCTGCGTGAACATTTCCATGAGAGAAGGCGGCTTCGGCGCGTTGCCGGCGCTACCCGCAAGACTGACGGCTAGGTCGTTGATGATTCTGGAGGACTTGCGAAGGTCTATGTCACTACCCTTCGTTTGCTCGTAGAGCGAGAACGCTTCTTGGTTGGCGCTTGTGGCGAACAATTTAGGGTCCACGCTCGGAGTGGGCGCAGTTTGACCGGGGGTCACTGGCGCAGTTGGCGAAGGCGGAGGAGGTGGCGTCGGTGTCAGTGTCGGGGCTACGGCGGGCGCGGAATTTCCAGCGGATGAAGACGCTTTGTCGTTAATTGAATTCATCGGACCGGGCTGGATGTTGAGGCCGGCGATGGACGGTTTCTTTGGCGTGCCGCTTACGGCAGAGGAGACGACGCCGGCGCCGGGAGGTTTCTGAATGAGATTGCTGATGTAGCTTCTTGAAGGGGGCATATCGTGAGAAAATTATAGCACCTAAGTCACTATTTTCAGGGTGCCGCCGTCGTTGTAGATGGCGCCGGAGGGAAGGCCGGAAGCGCTCGTGGGAAGGCCTTCGGCGAAGGCGTAATGTCCGTTGACGCCGTTCCACGCGATGCCGACGCGAAGTGTCTCGTCCCCGTTAGAAAGGGCGACGACCGTGCCTGAAGGGGTTGCTTGAATTTGCAGCTTTACTTCGCTCTCGCCGGAGTCGGTGGTGAGTTCGGCCCCTCCGACGTCCGACTCAGGGATGCCTGTCCCGCGAAGAGCCGCGTAGATGAGACCAGTGAGTCCGGCAACGAATTCGTATGCGTTCTCGGGGCCGTTCATCCGCATGTAGAAACCGCTCTCGGCGTTTGGGTCTGTCTCGATGACGGTGCGGCGAATAGTGCTGAATTTCGTGCCGGTCGGCGTTATCTCAACGCGGCCACTTCCGCCTCCGGCGCGGATGCGCCGTGCCTGACCGATGTCGGCGTAGCCCCGGCGCTTCTGGTTCTTCGTCGGGTCGACCGGCTTATTTTCGTGTTCGATAGCCATATTAGTGTTGAGGCAAACCCGTGCCGAAGTTTTCAATTTCGGGCGCATTGTTGCCGCTGACGGTAAAACCGAAGCGGAGTTGCAGGGCGGCAACTTCGGGGATAGTGCCTTTGTCGGTGCAGAGCTGGTTGAGCTTCGTGTTGTCGACGACAGTGAGCTCCGTGTAATCGGCTTCGTACTTTCTCTTGTAGCTGATGGCGATGTTGGTGTTTGCCGGTAGCGAAGCGTAGTCGGCGTAGGTCTTCTGTTCCGTTTTGAGCTCCGACCGCTGTTCGAGGGGCGTGAGGATCATGGTTTCGATATAGGCGCTCGCGTACTTCGCGGCGTAGTCGAGCTTGTCGACGCCGGACCCGCTGGCGTCCTTCCAGCCGACGTAGAGGTCGGCGCCTTTCGCGATGACCGCGCCGATGGAAACGCCGGAGAAGTTGCCGGACGAAAGCGGGAACGAGAGATCGAGGATCTTCGGGTAGTCCTTTCCGTAGGAGCCGAACAAATAGACGCCCTGGAGCGCGGGATTGCCGGCCACGTTGCTGAGGCCGAATACCGGAATGCCGAGCAGCGTTGCGACTGACCCGGCGTTGATGCGGGCCGTCTTGATCGGCGACCATTCGCCGGGAATCCGCTTGTAGGGCTCCAGCTTCTCGCCGTTGTAAAAGTGTATCCGGCCGAAGTCGCCCGCCTGGACGTAGACATAGTTGTCGTCCCGGATGAAGGCGTTGATGCCGTTTTCCTCGATTACATCCTCGGCGCTCCAGCTCTCGCTTTCCGTGTCCCACCGCAGTACGCGGCAACGGTTCGAGCCATCGAATTTTGTGCCAACGAGAAGGTCGATGTCATAGTCGATCAATGTGGTGATGCGCTCGGGAGCGGCGATGTTGAGCTCGGTTTCTTGCACAAAGGCACCTGTCTCGTCGATTTCCGCGATGACGGTTTTGTCGCCGATAAAGAGGAAGTCGGTCATCGCCTGCATGGGGTGATAGGTGTCGTCGCCGTTTGAGAAGCGGCCAACGGGTTGCACGTTGTCGAGCCAGTCCGCGAGGTTGGCGATAGGAATCTTTAAGAGGTAGTGCTCGGTGGCCCAGTAGATGGCCTCTTCGGTGTCGGCTTCGGTATCTAGTTCGTCGTCGTCGGGGTCCGCGAGGAAAAGTTGCATCCGCATATTGACGTCTTCCGGGTCAAGCCCACCTGTATCGAGGTCGGCGCCCCACGCGGCGGATCGGTAGATGGAGATACCATGCCCGTTGTCACTCGGCTCCTCGGTGAAGAGCGCCTGAATGGGACCGTTGATGTCGTTGTAGTCGGTCACCTGAAGCGTGATCCAGTATTTTTCACCTGCTTGAAGTAAGAGTGGGTCGTCGAGAGTGAAATTATAGGGACTGCCGTCGCTACTGCCGCCGCCGCTCATGATATCGCCTTGTGCGAGTGCTTGGGTTTTGCTCGCGAGCTCGGTGCCGCTGGGTTGTCCGCCGTTGTCAGTTTGGATGGTGACTTTGAGCGAATAGGCGCCTTCGGAGAGCTCTGACTGATTGAGGTAGAACACGATGGTGTCGACGACTTTGTCGACTGGAGGAATAACGGATTGCGCCACTATCTCGGCGTCGTCGGTTTCTCCCGTGTCGTCAGTGAGAGAAATCTGGGCGTCGACACTGAGTGTGCTGTTATCAAAAGCGGGGCTACTACTGCGGGTTCTAGCTGTGGTCGGAGTTGTGAACGCAGAGGCGCCGAGTGTCTTCACTTGGGCGGTGCCGTCACCGAGAGCGTACTGACGTATGGATGTACTGTTCAGGAAGGAAACGAAGAGGCGCGATTCGCTGACAAAGATTGCAATGGGTGTTTGGGACAGAAGGAGTTTTTTGTTGTCGTAGGTGGCTGTATCGAGGTCCCAGGGAGTGGCGAGTGTGAATTGCAGGACAGCGTCTTCGGTGTTGGACACGTTGACGAGCCAGAGTCGGGAGCCGTCGTTGTTGAACGCAAGGGCGCGGGGCGACGATGCGTCGTCGCTGAGGTCGTGGGTTTCAACGAAGGTGACGGCTGTATCAAAAGCAAATTCGAACGTGCCGTTTGATGTAAACTGATGGACGGTATAGAGGCCGTCGGTTGATACTGAACCGCCAGTCGCCGTGAAGGCTGCGGTGAGGTAGCGGACGATGACGATACCGGCCGCTCCGTTGCCGCCGGTCCGGATAGAAGAGCCGGACGTGTTCGAGCCACCTCCTCCGCCTCCGCCGGTGTTTGCCGTCGCGTTGGTACCGTTAGAATTGTTGCCACCGGCGCCTCCTCCGCCTTGTCCTCCAGTGCCCGCAGCTTCACCAGAGTCGCGCGTACCACCACCACCACCACCCGCATAGTAGGTGGGCGTGCCTGTTATGGACTTCTGGACGCCGTCACCGCCGTTTCCGCCGGCGGTTGAACTGCCGGCCTGTCCCGCGGCTCCTGCACCGCCACCTCCACCTCCGTGTGGGTTCGTTCCGGCGCTTCCGCCTCCGGCGTTTCCTACCCCTTCGCTCGCAGTCGAGGCGCCTCCGGTACCACCACCTCCTGCTCCCGCGCCGCCACCTGATCCGCCAGGACGACCGTTCGCGCCGTTTGCTGCGCCACCACCTCCGCCGAACGCTGTACGGCCGCGGAAGGTCGAGTTGCCTCCATCAGCTCCGGGGTTGGCGTCATTTCCTCCTGCACCACCGGCACCGACAACGGCGGAGTGTGGGCCGGCAGTAAAAGAAAGAAAGTCGGGTCCGTTGAGTTCAAATTCGACAACTTCACCAGCACCGCCACCACCAGCGGCTCGGTTTGCGTTGGCGGAAACACCACCGCCGCCGGCGCCGGCGGCGACGAGTAGAACCTCCATTCCCTCGTTTGGGTTCGTTCGAAATTCGAAAGCGGTTGTGAGCGAGAATTCGTGTACCTCCCCGGTGGACTCGAGGAGGTACATCGTCAGGCCGTCGGCACTGAACGAAACGTCTTTGATTTGGGAGACCTGGGCGGACGCGTCGAAGTGAACGCCGAAGTACGAGGCGGTCTGGAGATTCCACGCGTTGCCCAGCGTGTACTGGTAGACCGTGTCGTCTGAACAGATGAAGAGTTTGCGGCCGTCGTCTCCGACGTAAAATGCTTTCCCTGTCGTTGTTAATGAGGAAAATGTGAGCGTATGAATGAGGGAAGTGAGTGTGGTCGTGTCCCACGGCTTGGTGAGCTGATAGTGATGGAGCGACGACGTGTAGAAATCGAGTACGAAGACGTGCCGGCCGTCTGGACTGAATCTCGATTTTGGACTTGCCGCGACGGTTGCGAACGATGAAGTGAAGGATGCAGAGAGAATGTCGAGGGCGGTGAGTACGAGCGTGTAAACGAGCGTCCAAACGCCCGCGATTTCGCGCCATATCTTCCCGCTTTCGGATGAAAACCAAAGCGTCGAGCCGTCGGAGACCGGGACGGCGACTTTGCAGAGCTCGGTGACGGTCGAGCCGGAGTTCTTGGTGAGCTTCTGATGGACTTTAACGAGGCCGGGCGTCGAATGCAGGTCGATGCCGACGAGACGAAAGACGCTGCCGGCGATGCCGCTCCACTTACTGTCGCTGAGCCCCTGAATGCCGTTTGGAAAGAGTGAGGCCATATAGCATTAGGTGAACATCCCTATTTTCGGGACGAAGGCCGGATCGTCGGCGGCGATCGGGTCAAACGAAACAGCGACATACCCCGAACGGGCGATGGTGTTTACGCCATATGTCAGATTGACTGAATAAGTTGGGTCGTCAGCCGAAATCGCATCTTCATGCGCGCCAGCGTGATAGATAGAACCTTCAAGCACTTCGTCGAAGTCCTCAGTCACAGTACCGTTGAGGTCAAAAGCAACAGAACCAGTTGTTTGCTCGACAGTCGCTAGCACTATGACTGCCCCGTCTTCTACCGCGTCAATATCAAAAGGATTGGTCACTTCGGCGTCTGCGGAGTCAGAAATGAAGTCACGCGGTGTCGGTTCGTAGCCGGTGAGATGCCAAACACCAATGCCGCATCGATTTGTCGTGCCGTTCTGAATGGACACTACAATATCGCCGGTCGTGCCGTTGGCGGCGGGCACATTTACAAGAAACATATACCAATACGCGCCGCCGATATTTTCTTCGGTGCCGAGCATCGTTGCTGTCTCGCCATCAACGGTGACACCGGAAATTGGGCGAGAACCGGCACCGTCGTAAAAAACAGACACAAGAATGTATCGGTCGTCGGAAGCCGTTCCGAGGTCGAAGCTCGCAAAGGTGTAAACTTGGCGATTTACTGCATCGACTGCTGAATCAAGAAAGGTAACTCCCATACGTTAGGGCAATTGGAATTCCAGTACGACCATCAGACCTTGCGGTGGTGTCGTTGAAACCGAGTCCACGTCGATGCGCAGAATGTCGTTAGTCACGACGTCGTCTTCGGATGTGTTGACAGTACCGACAGTGCCAACTGTTCCTGCCGATGCAATGGAGATTGCACCGGAGAGCATGTCTGACGCGTCGGTGAGGTTGTGCACCATGATTGTCGTTGCGTTTGTCGTACCTGCTGTGACAACGGTTGCCTGGGCGCGAATGAGGTTCATGCCGTTAAGCGCGGCTGGAATGGTGACGTAGGCCTTGCCGTCGCCGGTTGTGACGGCCTCGTTGCCTGCCGTAATTTGTATCGAGAGGGCTTTGACGCCGAATATTGAGGACCCCGCCAACGCGTCGGGAGTGATAGCGCGGGCAGTATCAGTGCCGGTTGTCACTTCGGAAGCGATAGCGAGTTCGACAAGGCCTGAGACAGTGTCAGAGGCGGCCGCAATGGCGGCTAGTAGCGTGGTCTTGATGTTCGCCCAGGTAACTTTCTTGAGCACATTGGAGGCGGCACTATCGATGAGGGGCAGGGTGTCAGCATCAACGGGCGTGGCTTTTTCCGTTGCGCCATGTATGGACGAACCGATATTTCCCACGTCGGTAACATCTGCGGCCGTCTCAATGCCTGCGAGTTTTGTTTTCTCGGTCGCGGTGAAGACCTTGTTGGTCATGCCGTCGGTGTGGTTGTCGGTATCAAATGCATCACCCGCGACATTCTGCGGGTCATATGTGGCGGCAAGCATGTCTCCTGAACCAGCGCCTGCTTCGCCTTGCTCTCCCTGTGGACCCTGTGCGCCGGTGGCGCCTTTGTAGTTTTTCCAAAGGCCGGTGAAGTCAGACGCCTGCGGCGTTACTATTTCGGTCGTCGTGCTCTTTACGGCGATGTAGTCGAGGTCGGCATCAAACGTGGTGGTGAAGCCCGTGCCCTGGTCGTCACTCGCATAGGCGATGTAGACAAAGGCATCTGCACCATCAGCTCCGGCCGCGCCCGTCGCTCCCGTGTCACCGGTAGCGCCGGTGTCACCCGTATCGCCTTTGAATTCGGATTTGGCGGCCTTCTTGGTCGTACCATCCGGTCCGTCCGTGGTGTCGGACACATCGACGACAGCAACCCAGTCGCCAGCGTCTACTGTTTCTAATTCTGTAAGCTCAGTTATCTTTTGGTCGGCCATACATTATTTGGGGACCTTAGTGTACGTCGTGGTGCTCTTGCCTCCGTCGGTTTGCGAGAGAATGATTTTGCCGCCGTGCTCCAAGAGCAGGTAGTCGCCGTCCTGCTTTAAGAGAAACGAAGAGAGGCCCGCTTTCACGTAGTCAACAGCGGCCTTGGCGCTCTTGGTGAAGCTTGCGGCCGTCTTTGCTAGTTTGATGAAAGTGGTCATAGGTCGAAGCCGTTATTGCTCATGGATGCGCCACTCGGCATGTCTGCGGTTTCCTGCACGTCCATGTTCGCGGTAGAGAACGCGTCGAGCGCCTCTTGCAGGTCCTTTTCGAAAGATAGGTCCTTTGCGCCGAGTGGGATCTCCGGATTGTTCGATTTGAATTCGATAGAAACGTCCTGCGCCAGGAGCTCATGGAATTCGCGCGGAAAGCCGTGCGTGGTGGTCGATGGATCAGTTGAGAGCTCGTCAGTTGCAGTCATAGATGCCGGGTGTGCCGGGAATGCGTTGTAAACGAGCCTGCCGCCGGCGGCGACGGTTGCGATGGTGCCGGATAGAATGAAGAGTGCCTTGCGCCGCACGAAGTAGAACGGATCGGCATTGGTATATGCGGCGACGATCAAGCTCTCCTGCAAGGCCACACTGCTCGGGTGTTTCTTGAGGGATGTCGCCGGAACGTAATCGCCGGAGGCAGAGAACTTGAGCTCAAGCGAGACAATGTTGTTGAGTGTGTCGGTAGGAAAACCGTATTCCCTGGTATTTGCCTCCAGGTCGAACGTAGCGGGCATATTCCACATGGCGGGTCGTATTTGCTGCATGCGGCCCGCCAGCTTGTCTATAGAGGCCTTTACGTAGACGAGCATGTCGGCGTCCGTGAAGGTTGCCGATGTCGTTCGGGTCTTGAGGCGTACGAGGCTGGCGAGGGTTGCGGCGGTCATTGGTTAGTTGGCGGCGATCACATAGGCGCTGTAGGTGCCGTCGGTGGTTACGTCGACGAGCACCTTGATGGCTTTGAGTGGCGTATCGACGAGCCACACCAACGCGCTGGTGTTGGTTGAAAGCGTTTTCGAAGCGACGCGGGTAAGCCCCACTTCCTCGCCTGCGGTGCCTGCGCCCGCGTCATTGGTGAGGTTGTCGACCAGCATATTCAGCGCGACCCAGTTTGTGCCGTCTATCGTGCCCTCCACCGTAAACACGCCGTTGCCGGATGTGATGTCCTCGGCGACAAATTGAATGCCTATCTTGCTGTAGCCTTCGACGTTCACGACTGCGCGGTGGTCAGTCGGGTCTATACCACCTTCGAGTGTTGTTTCGCCCCAAGCACCGTTGGCGATAGTGGTCGTGGTCGCTATGTCGTTTCCGTCAATGCCGAATTCCTTAGCGATAACTTCCTGTGTGGTGTTGGTGTTCGTGCCGCCTACTACACTGGGATGCGCGTCAGTGCCGGTTGAATAGTTGGTGCCTTCGGTAGCTCCGGCGTCTATTGCGAGTTTGAGATTGTCGAGCGCTTCGGCGCTGCTAGCCCCAAAGAGAACTTGGTTAGGGATGGCGGCGGCTGGAGCGTTGGTCTCGGAAAGCACATCAACAATTGAATAGGTGGTCGAGCCGATGGTTACGGTTTCAGCTGCTACGCCTGGCGTGCTGTCTCCCGTGCCGCCTCCAAGCGTCGTATCCTCCCAAGTAACGCGCGTTGCGGTGCCGGTCGTCGCTATGTCGTTAGCGGCTACTCCGGGCACCCGAGCAACGATCTTTTGTGTGGTGTCGTTGTTGTCTGTCGCAACTACGTCAGGGTGAGCTTCAGTGCCGGTGCTGTATGTAGTTCCTTCACCTGCGGTAGCATTGATGGCTGACTTTAGGTTGTCGAGAAATGCTGCATCCCCAGCTCCAATGAGAACTTCATAAGGAACGGTTGGCGCGACTGAAAGCGATGTGACGGCGGTGTAGGTGATGTCGCCAATATCAATTTCGTTCGTGTTCGCGATCGTGTCTACGGTAACGACACTTTCGGCATGCGAGCCTGGAGTGATAGCTCCGGTGAGCGTGAGTGTGCCGGTCGCTTTAACGCCGATGGAGTCAACGGTGACGTCCTCAAGCGACATTTTTTCTTTGTAGTCCATAAAATGTGAGTGAGTAAGTTTGTAATGGTTCCGCCCTCGGCTCAATCCCCGGAAGGGACTGAGAGAGAGCAGAAGTAGTTAAGCTGAAGTGACCTTTGCCCCTGCTTCTGCGGGCGCCCAAACGCAGTACCAGTCGATCTGGCCTGAGTTGAAGTTGTTCGTCGCCAGCGTTTCGATGATGTCGGTGCCGTCCGCGATATAGTGCTTCGCGCCTGAGAAGGCGTTTACGTCTATCTTCGCTTCTGCTCCTGCATCGGTGATAACGTCGCCAGCGATGATGCCTCCGGAAGAGGCGGTCGTCTGAGCGATGAGCTTGGCGGTATTGCCCGCTACGCCTACTTCGAGCGTGCCGGTGTCGGATGCGGACACGACGGCGGTGTTACATATGCCGAAGAAGTCGGAGATTATGACGTCGCCGTCAACCTTGAAGATGGTGTAGGGGTCTGCGGTGCCGTCGTGGTCGCCGTGCGAGTTAGCGACCGCGCCCGTGTAAGCGGAGGCCGCGTGCTTTGTAACACGGAAGGTCAGTGGATTGTCCGTGGCCGGTACGTGGTTGAGTAGACGCGCTGCGACTGCCTCTGCTATTTCGTCTGCGAATTTTCCCATAAATTTGTGCGAGGGGTCTTAGAAGCGGTGCGCCATCCGCTAACCCCGCAAGTTCTGGCGCCTTTGAATAGTCAACCGATTGCGAGCCAACTTACTTGCTCGGAGGTCACATTGGTGTCGGTATCGAGACCAAAGGTGAAGCCGTCAATGAGCGGCGTGATGCCCAGCGTGGTGATGAGAGAACCATCGCCAGCAACAACGCTTTTCCAAGCGGATGCGTCGGCCATGCCTTCGTACCACTCAAGCGTCGCGCCGGTCGAAGCAAGATTCTGAATCTTGACGTATTTCGGGCGGAATCCGCAGACGATATCGATAGCGGCTACTGTGCCAGTATCAAGATAACGGCCGGTAGCAACGCGCGATACACCGTCGCCGGATGAAGTCGTTATGGTTTGTGTCATTGTACTTTTAGTGAGCTATTAATTGCCGTAGCTGGTCAGCTTGACCGGTCGATCTCCCGAGATGCGCTCCGGGTGATTTTCGACCGACATTTTGTGCTTGAGCTTTATCTCAAGCACGTCCGCCACTGACTGCGGAACGTTGACGTACATGCCCTTGCGGATGTGCATCGGGTAACCGTTGAGGACAACGGATTGTGTGACGCCCTGCTTCTCGCCGGGGGCGAGCGGGATGTAGACGCGCACTTTGGGCTGGGTAGCGAGTTTCTCGCGCATGGCGCGGGCCTTGCTGCCCATTGGAGCCGGCGTGGCTAGGACAGGAGAGTCGGCGGTTATCAGCGGGGGCGGTGTGGTTGCCCCTTCTTCAAGTGCCGGTTCTTCGTCTTTGTCCTCGCTTTCGGTCTTCTCTTCCTCCGTTTCTTCTTCCAGCTTCGGCTCTTCAAGTGCCGGTTCTTCGTCTTTATCTACTTTGCGTCTAGCCATAAACAATAGTCGTTACTGCTAATTAGGACGATACCGCGTGGCGCAACGAGAGGCCGAAGGCATCGTTGAGGATCGTTGCAACGAACGTTGCCTTCCATGCGGAAGTTTGGCGCTGGTGCAAGGGGTCGCTGTTGCCACCCGGACCTTCGACGATGTTCTTCATCGCCTCGCCTGAGATGCGCGAGAGCGCGTAGAATTCGGCCGCCATGATGAGGGTGCCGTATACGTCGATAGAGCCGGAACCTGCCGCGGCGTAAACCTTCGCGTTGGTGGTTTCGATGAAGCGAACCTCGTCGAGCGAACCTACCTCGCCCGGCATAGCGACCTTCTGCCCGTATTCCTCCACTTTAACGAACCCAGGAATGTTCTTGAGATCGTAGGTGGTGTTCGGGTGAACAATGCCGATGAAAGACGCGTCCAGCGGCGACGTGTTGAAGCCCGTCGAGGCCGAAACCATCGAGGTAATCTTCTTCGCGTTGTTGTTCTTGAGCGTGCGAACGGCCTCCTGCACCTCGGCCTTCGTGATCTTCATCGCCGAAGTGATTTCGTTGTTCGCCGTGGCGGTCGAGGCGTACTGAATGGTCGTGGTCGTTGCGAGCTCTTCGCGGGTGAGTTGGTCGAGGGTGTTGGCCGCGTTCTCGCCAAGGATGTCCGAGACCTCCAACAGGATCGGGTCGAGCGTCGTGAACAGGAGCTTGTCGGTGAGCAGGAAGCCGCGCCCGTACTGCTGCACGGTGGCGTCAACGTTGGTCACGGTGAGTGTGTCGAGGGACGGCGTGACGCCTTCAACCAGCGGAGTGGTGTCGGGAGTCAGGAGCGAGTATCTGCGGAACCGGATATTGTCGGTGCTGTTGCGCGGGATGTCGCGCACTTGCCCCCATTTGCCGTGGACCAGCAACGGCCGCGCTTTGGTAAGCATCTTGCGGTCGTAGAAAGTCGATACGGCATCAGGGACGGTAGTAGTGGTGTTGATAAGCCATTTCTTAAAATTATAATGCTACCGCTGGCCCTGCATGGCTTTGGCGATTTCCTTTTCGAATTCTGCGTCGCTCAAATCCCACGCGCTTTTATCTTTCGACTCTTTCGGCCGGCGGGTGTGGCCCCCCTGTCGGGTGGCTGCTGCGTCCTCGTCCGCTTTCTTCTTTGCGGTGTCGCGGGCTCCGAGGATTCCTTTCACAATGAACTCGACTGGCACCTTGGCGTATGCGTCGTTCTCCATGTACTTCCGAACGGTCTTTTCGAGCTTCTTCGCTTCGGGGTACTTGGTGAAGGCGGCTTGTAGCTCCTTCTCGTCTTCCGATTGAACGAGTGATCGTTTCAAGGGTTCGAGCGCTTGGTTGAGGTCATTGATCGTAAGGGGTCTGGCTCCCCTGTCTTCGCCCTCGCCGTCTTGATTTGAATCATTTCCGTTCTCAAGTTTGGCGATCTTCTTATCCTTGCGCTCGATGATGTAATCCTTTGCACTCTTCCGAACGGGTGGCTCGGCATCGTCTCCGGCTGAGACGTCAGCGCCTTTTTTGTCGGCGTCAGAATCCTCGCCTTCGTCGCCCTCGCCCTCAGATGCACCATCGTTTTTAGTGTCCTCGGTGCTCGTATCACTCTCGGTAGCCGCGGTGTCTTTTGACTGTTCGTCGGCTCCGGCTGTTTCATCTGCCATAGCTATTCTGGTTACGCGCGTCGGGCCGAAATGGCGAAACGACCGTCTGCGGAAATAAACTCGGCCCTCGACTGCGGCCGGGACAGTCCTAGGGGACTGAGCGCTTGGCGCCTCAACGCCAATCGCTCAATACCTTAGTCGTCTTTGTACGGTTCTTCTGGCTCGTCGCCCGCGTACTCCTCGATGAGGTTCTGCGGCAGGTCGCGCAATTCGATACGGTCGATGCGCTCGCGGCGCAGGCCGTCAACGGTTTCGTCCTTGCCGAGCGCCGTTTCGCCGAACAGCTTCGCTTCCGTGATCGCGATGTCGGCGCTGAGTTCGTCCTGGAGAATCTTCCAACCCGGATGATTAAGAAGGTCCGTCAAGACAACGATGCGCGTCTGCTTCACTTCTTTCGTTAGTTCTGATTCTACCACCATAAAAAATTAGACAAGTTGTTCATCCATGCGGGATGTGGATTTCTGCTGTTCCGGACCCGGGGGCGTGATCGGGTTAACGTCGGTCGGCTGCGGGGCGAGTTGCGGAAATGCCTGCGGGTTCTCGCGCTTCGCCATCATCATTTTCTTGTGGAATTCGATATGCGCCATCGTTGCCGGCGTGTGCGCGGCGTCCTTGTGCTTCTCGATGTGGACCGCGTCGTCGTCGAACGCGGTGCCCTCGACGAACTTATTATCGCTCAGCAGTTGGTTCTCGTCCTCGGCTTTTAGCTCGTCGATGGTCGGCGGGAACATCAAGGAGAGCTCCGCGGCCTTCAAGCGGCTAATGCGGCCGAGTTTGCGCAGCACATAACGGCGGTTTGTCGAGGGGTCCTGCATGGCGATCTGGGCGAAGGTAGAAAACTCCCGGAAGTCCCGTGCTCGCTTTGCTTCGGATAGCCGGCGGCTCTCCACGAATACATCCGGGTCGATTTCGGAGATGAGGTTTTCGCGCGTGAGCGTGCGCCAGGACGTAGCGAGCGGACCTTTGATGCGGATGACCTTCTCATCAATCTCGTCCTTGAAGTGATCCTTGTAGAGCCGGTACCACTGATTCCAGAACCGGCGCTCGCTCCAGCCGAATATCGCGGCGGCAAGCGACATACGCTCGCTGCGGGCGGCGGCGACGAGCTCGTTCTCGCCCAGGGTGCGTTGCTCGGTTGGTGAAATGCCCTGCGAGATTTCCGGCGCGGATACGGCCTTCTGTGCGGCGAGGTCGAGGATGCCGAGGATGTTCTGCACCTGCACCGTGGCGGTTGAGGCCTTGTTCATCGGCGTGATGGCGTTGTTCGTGTCGCCGGCGATGGGAACCATCTTGTTGAAGGCGAAGTCGAGGTCGCGCTTGTTGCGTATCTTTTTCTTGTTGTAGAGATACATCGGGTGCAGGTCCGCGATGGCGGAGTCCAGTCCGAGGTTTATCATCTTCGCGCGCGCACGTTGCTTGTCTTCGATGAGGTCCGGAATAGAAACGCCGTCCCAGTCGTGCGAGATGGGAAAGAGCGGTCGGTCGAGTATCGGCCAGCGGTCGCCCTTTATGTCCTGTTCCCGCACGACGGTCTTCATGCCGTTGGCGGTCGTGACGATCTTCTTCTTGCCTCCGACGGTCGTGAACCACTCAAGCAGCACGTACTCGTAGTTTTCGTCGAGCGATTGCTCGGCGTTGTCGTTGCCGTTGAGGCCCTGCGCGGCCCGGCGCTCCTGCCGCGCCTCGTCAGTGGTGTTGTCCGGCTCCTTTGCCTTCTCCAACTTATCGAGGTTCTTGAAGCCCGGTATCGCTTCCATTTCCCACTTGGCGAGCGATATTTCGCGGCCCCCGAAGCGCATGGCTCCACGGCCGCGCTGGTCGCCGTTAACGGATGTGGCGCGCGGGTCGCGTAGCCACATCACCGGGTCGATGACCTCAGTAACGGGCGCCATGACGCCCTTTGTGCGGTCGAATTCGTTGAGAAGCATAAGGCCGCGGCCGAAGAAGCACGCGTCCCATATCCACTCGTAGTCCGCTTCGTCCTTCTGCATGATGCGGTAGTCATGCTCGGCAAGATCGGTGAGGTTTTCGGCTGTGTCCTGATCGCCCTCGTCGTTGCCTTCGAAGACGGCGGAGAGCCGGTCGTCGTAGAGGGCCGCGAAAACCGTTTGAAAGACGGTGAAGAGCAAGGGGTCGCCCACCTTGCTCGGGTCACGCGCTTGGTTGTTGTAGAGCTTGAGGCGGCGCAGCCAGGTCGCGCGCTTCGTTTTCATGAAGTCGTCGCACAGCGTATGCTCGGCGGCGATCTGGCGCAGGAGCCTAGCTTCGGCTTCCGCCTCGGCTTTCGTGTCGTCGTTATCTTCGCTTCTGATCGCTTCTTCGTCGCGCACTGGTTCTGCGACGGTTTCCATGTGCGCTAAGTATATACGTCAAAATCTTTCGACTGCTTCCCGGCGTCGGCCTCGGTGTGGATAGCGGCCGGCATGGGATGAAACATCGGCTGCTGCACGAGGATGCGGCCGATGCACTCAATCTCATGGTCGTCCTTGTCCATTGGGCGCTCGCGCGGCGATTTTCGCTCCGCGGCCTTCCCGCGCCAGTCCTCCCACTGGTAGTGCTCAAGCTCCCAAATAGCGCGCACGCACGTATCGAAAAAATAGAGCTCAGGCGCCTTCAGCATCTCGTCGCCCACCTTCTCGTAGTTGAGCGCGTCGCCGATGAGCTTGTCGGCCGTCGAGCGGTCCTTCGTGGCCGGCGCGTAATCGAGGCCGAGCGCCGAGAGACGCGCGGCAAGCGTCATCTGCTCCGGGCTGTCCTGGTGCTTGTCCTCGACGAATGCCGAGGGGTCGGCGATACGCTCCTCAAGACGGTAACCCGCGCTGATTGCCTTTATACGCTCCACTAGGGCCGCGTTGGTCAGCCGGTACGGCTTCCACTCGCCGTTGAAGTAGTCGGCTGTGTAGAGCTCGTTGACGACGAATTTCCGGCCATGCCGGTCAACGGCTATCCAGACGACGGCGTCGGGGTTGCGCGGGTGCGGGTCGAGCGCCTCCCACACGACGAAGTCCTTCTTGGTGATGTGAAAGGGTTTGATGACGTGGATCTTCCGCTCGAACTTCTTGAACACGAGCCCCGTGAGGTGTTGGAATTTCCCGAAGACGCGGGCCTGCTTGTCGTCCTCGTCATACTCGCCGACCATGCGCAGGATGTCTTGATGTTTCAGTATGCCGCGCACGCCGTGCGTGACGCAGTTGTCCTCCACGGTCGCGTGAATGTACTGCCGCTGGCCCTGCTCGTCGCCCCGGTGCGTGATGATGTGGTCGTACAGCCAGGCCGAGCCGGTCAGCGGCGTCGCCGTGATGAAAATGATGCCACCCCGGCGCATGCGCGCGACGGTCGCCTTGAAGATGGCCAGAGGCGGCGGCTCGTCGAACCACGCCCAGCCGAGCGTTGAGGATTCGAACTCCTTCACATCCTGCTCGTAGGACATGAGCTCGAACTGAAAGCCGGTGTCGGTCTTCCACTCGTACTCGTAGTTCTTGCCGTGCTTGAAGGTGGTGTAGCGGTCGGCCGGTAGCCACTTCTTTAGCTCCGGGATGATCGTGCCTTGAATGGTCGTCGGGTCGGAAATGATGCGGCCGAACTTCGGGTATTTGAAATTCTTAAAGAGCGGCAGATCGTCGAAGTACTGGTTGCCAGACGGTCCGTAGAGAATGTGCGCGACCATGTTCGCGCCGGCGGCGGTCTTGCCGACGCCGTTGGCCGCGGAGAAAAGGGAGATGAAGGTGTCGTTTTCGCCGACCAGGCGAATGAAGCTCTCAACCTTGCCGTTGGGGATGTAGTACTTATGCGGATTTGCGCGGCGTCTTATTTTCAGACTTTGAAGCAGACTTTCCTTGCTTCTCTCGGAGAGCGGCTTCGAGCTCTTCGTCGGAAAGGTCGTCGTTCGGGTCATACACTTCTAGCTTAGTTGGCGCGTACGCACCGCGCCGTTTGTAAAACATATCGACCGCTTTCGCTTTGCTCTTGAGATCGGCGTGTTGGTTCAGAAGAAAAAGGTGCTGCTTTTCAACACCGGCGTCCGTAAAGCCGTACTCTTCGAGCTTGAGCGCCACGTACTGAAAGATGTGAGGTTTTGAAAGGTTTTCTGTCGCAATCGCCGCCGCTACTAAACGATTCTTCACTTTGTACCCGGCCTTGATAGCCGCCTTTACACCATTTCCTCGGTGGTCGAGATATGCCTCGCAGAATGCCTTCTCTTTAAGCGTGAGGCTGTACTCGATGCCGTCGGTGCCGGTGAACGTGAAAAGGTCTTTTGCAGCCATAGTATTTTATTGCGCGGGCTCTTCCAACTTCAGTGAGATATTTTTGCTGCCTTGTCCGGGGCGCGCGAACATTTTCATGATGAGACGGATGGCGCTGATGTTCTTCCCCTGCTTCCCTATCAGGAGCGGCATGTCGGGCTTGCTGGCGCGAATGCGGAAGAGAACGCCGCGCTCGTCCTCAGTACGTTCAATGCGCGTCTGATCCGGATGCAGAGTAACCGCGCGGAGTATCGTTTCTAATAGCGCTTGGTCGGTCACACGCTAGATTCTACCACGTCTCTGGTAGCGAGAAGTCAAGTGGCGGGATTTCGTGTTGTGTAGTACTGTAGGGGCGTCGATTAGAAGCGAGTGAAGTGAATTGGCTATATGGCCTTTAGAAAGAAAACATTTGACGGCGTTTCGTTGAGAGGGCGAGAGCGGGGCATCGTTGCCCGGTTCATTGATGTCGGCCTCGTTATTGCGGCCGCTTATCTCGTGTTCGAGATGCTGCTTGGGACGATTGGCTATCTGGCGAGCTAGTCGAGCACGCGCACCTGCCCGCCGATGATGGTGAAGTCGTGAGTGTAGAGCTCGCGCCAGTTCGTCACGATGTCGTTTTTGAGTTGTTGCGGCCACTGGGTCGTGTCCACGAAGCGGTCGCCGCGTACGTCGTAGACAACATAGCGTCCCATGTTCTTGACGAGCCGAAAGCGACTGTACGGATAATGCACTTGGACGCGCTCGAGAGGCTGCGGTCCCGAGGGTGTGTACATATCGCCCATTATACCTCGATGCCGAGGGTCCTGGCTTCGTGTCGCAGAGCTGCTTCGGTGTTCGCCCAGTCGTAGACGGTGAAGCGGTAGGGCCGCCGGTCGGCCTGTACGCGGTCAAGGAGGGTTGAGCGTTCCGGCCCGATCTGCTCCCGCCCGATTTTCATGTAGAGGTCGGGGTACTGCTTCTTCCACAGGATGTGATGGCGCTTGCAGGCGCAGACGCCCAGGCGCGGGTCGCCGTAGGATATCGAGTTTGCCCGTGAATGGAGATGGTCGAATTGCAGGATGAGTTCGCCGTCCTTGCGGTACCCGCCGCACTGCCCTGCTTCCGGGTAGTTCCGAAAGATGCACCCGCCGTCCCGGTGTATGGCGATAGAGCGCAGGAGCGCTTGGATGTTCTCTTTGATGACGGCGGTAGGGGATTTTGATGTCAGCGTCAGGAGTGCGCGTCGCGTTATCGGACGTTTGGCTCGGAATGGGGTTTTGCGCTTGAGCGCAGTTCGCTTCACTTCCCCATTATACTCCGCCTATCTCTTCGCCTTCCGCATGGCCCGAAGCGCGGCGGCCGGCTTGAAGCCAATCGCCTCCGCGAAGTCAAGGAGTTGAACGGCGTCCACGCGACGCTCCCCACTCTCTACATCAGACACGAAGGACTGGTACGTCCCCATTCGTTCGGCCACTTCCGCCTGTTTCAAGCCCCGCTTTTTGCGTTGCGCGAGGAGAAAGGCCCGTAGGGCTTCGTGCCGGGGTGATTGCAGGGTCTTGGACACAGTGCCTCCGAATCGGGAGGCCCCTTAAATATCGACTCTTCCGATTTATAGAGAAAGTCGATATTCTTTTGCCCGGTTCCGATGGAGGGTTCGATGCGGGCGGTCATGGTTGCCGGGTTGCTAACGGTCGCGGGCGCGGCGCACGCGCAAGACGTGGGTACGAAGCTGGTTACTGGCCTCAATCAGAGCAATCAGTTCGTGGGGAACTTCAATCCGCCGTTCAAGTTCCTTGGCTCGTCCAAGACGCCGCAAGGTGTTCTCGTGTTTCTCTCGGCGCGGGATAATCGCTGGCTGTACTTCACCTGTCACCCGCTCGACGCGGGCGGCCATCTTTGCCAAGCTGGCCAGACGCTCATAGCCGAAGCGCGGATCATTCCGTAAGAAAAAACGCCCTCCGGTGAGAAGGGCGCGAGTGTTAGTGGAACAAAGCTGTCCGCCCTCAGTGATACCATCCCCAGCTTGTGCCGTTTCCAATTGCCGAGATGGTGCGTCGAGCAACACCAAAATCGCGGGCAATATCCTTTTGTGCGTCTCCGTGTGCTAACCGGCGACGAATGATGGGGATGTCGCTTGTATGCAGTTTTGCCGCTCCGCGATTTTTCAGCATCATATCGAGTGAGTTGTCGCGATGTGAGCCGTCAAAGAGATGGTTAGGCCGCACGCAAAGCCGAGTGTCACAAGAGTGCAGCACGAGATTCGGCGCACTTCGTCGGCGGGAGATTTTATACGCGAAGCGATGAGAAGAAATTTTCTTTTGCCCATCGAAGAACAGGCCATAGCCGTTCGTGTTTTTGCATCCTGTCCAAATCCAGCAACCCGGACCTTTCTTTACCTTCAGCCAGAAGCGAACGGCCGACGGGATAACTTCGCGGGTAATTTTTTGGAAAGCTGGATCCGGACGATTTCTAATCAGTTTATGCTTGTCGCAAAAGCGATAGATATACGTTTTGCCGCGCAACTTGATTGTTGTTTGAATGTAGGCGCAATCAGGATATTCGCACGGTCGTCGCTCTGTTCTCCGAGCCATTCTTTTAATTGTAACATAGCCCCAGCCAGTCCTAGGTCTTCATAAAGAAAATGCCCCCGACTAAGGGGGCAAGTTGTGGACATCGAACGCCCTGTATTCCGCGACAGTCATCGGGTCGCCCTCATAAAATTTGCCCGCTTGGTGAATGAAGGCGGCGTACGTCGGCGCCGTTTGGCCCAGCACTTTACACGGGCGGTGGTCGTGCGGCTCGCCGACAAGGAATCCTTTGCTGTCCATGAGCGCGGGTGGGAGGATGCCCAGCATGTAGTCATACCGTTGCTCCGAGCATTGTTTGAACATGGCTGTCTCCTGCGTACGTCCGCTCGTAATTGTACCGCGCGTTGCTACCAGTCCTCGTCGAGGCCGAGCGTGAGCACGCGGCGGGTGACGGACGGGTCGGCGGGATTCGGCGAGGGCTTCTCGCCGGCGAGGTTCCAGTAGCGAATGAGAAACCACCAACCCCGGCCGCAGAAGCGGAACGTGCCGTACTCGCGCTCCGGCTCCCGCAGGTTCGTGATGCGCCCGAGCGCGACGAGCGCATGCGCCTTCACCATGTCGGGGAGTTCGTAAACGCTGGAAGTCATCCGCACGTCGCCGCCCCGGAAGCTCGTCCGGAGTTCGTCATTCAGCCGCGCTATTTCCGCCGTCCTGTCCATGCCGCCGGTGCTAAATGCCGACGGCGAAAAAATCTCCGGCGTGTATGTCCCGGACGGCTCGCATGGCGTCGCGCGTACTCCGGTGCGCACGCTTCAAAAATTGTTACCGCGCGGATAGGACTCGCGCATGTACCTCGTCACGAAAAAAGTGAAAGGCCACTCGTATCTGTACGCCCAGCACTCCTATCGCGAGGGCGGCAAGGTACGCACGGCCGCCGTCTATCTCGGCCAGGCGGCGATGTTGCCGCTGACGATATTGCTCATTCTCCTGCGCCGGAGCGTCGATGCCGACTACGACGCGCGGTTCCGGCCGCCCGGCAAGGTTAGGACGCCCCGGAGCAATCGCGCCCGGAGCGTGGCGGAGGCGAAACTGCGGACGCTGTACGGGAAAAACGCCCTGAACACGGACGACGCCCGCAAGTTCGCCGAACGCTGGCGGCAGATGCCGGGCGAACTGCGGGACGAAATCACGCGCGACCAACGGCGCGTGTCGGCCGAGTATCACGCGGCGACGCGCGGGGAGAAAGCGCCCACGCGCGAGCAAGAAGCGCAAGCGCAAGCATTTCGCGACTGGGGCAAGCACGTCGCGGAAAAGGCGGCGGCCGACAAGGCGGCGTTCGACGCGACACAGACGACGGAAGCGCAAGCGGCAAACGGCGCGGACGTTCCCGATTCCTAGGTGTTGCGCTTCCGGTGCGCTCGATAGCAGGACTGGTTGCAGAAGGTGCGCGGCAGGCCGTTCTTCGTCAGGAAGGATATCGGCTTGTTGCAGGTTTTGTTCAGGCAGAGAGTCATCTAAGTAGTGTCAGTATGCACATAAGTAGCGAACGCCCATTCTCCACTCACTTGCTTTTCAAACGCTTCACGGATTTTTCGGTCGCCGTACTCCTCAACCTTCGGCGCTAGCGCAATCGCTTCTGTTACCGTGGGCGTAGAAGCTGAAATGGTGGCGTGAGATTGGCAATCCCATCCCGTATAGTCGCAACCTCCCTCGGCGTAGCGAAACGACCCGTCTTTCATTTTAAGTAGCCAATGCCAATTCACGCCATCATTCTCACCGCAAACCTCGGCAACAATTACATCTATATTTTCTAGGTGTTCGGCGAGGCCATTGTACTTAAACGCGTACTTAATGTCGTCTGTTTCGTATGCGGGTTTGGAGTTGTCGAATTTTTCCTCTCTCATAGTAGTTTAGTTGGTTAGTAGTTCGGGGTTCTCTGCGAACGCGCGGCGTGAGCGGCGGTTAGTTGCTAAACGCTTTTAATTGCTTTGTTGCGACTCTCGTTACCGTAGTTGTTTGAGTAAGACGGCGTTAGAAGTTCAAAAAGAAAACCGACCTTTTCTTTTGGCTTCATTTCTCCTGCCGCCTTTTCAAGCGCACCGCTGTAGTCGCGGCCATGCCAATCTTTTTGCTTTGGCGCTTCGATATTGCGGCGGACACAAACCTGTCTGCGCGTGTCGTGGCTTGCGTGGTGAACAATGGCCATTGTGATAAGGGCGTCGAGGTGCTTTTCGGAGAGCGGCCAAGACATCTTTTCGACAGCGGCTTTCATCTCCGCAGTATCCTTGTCGCGCTTCTTTTGCTCCTTCTGACGCTCCTTCTTGCGCTCTGCCTGCCGTTTCTTTTTCTGCGCGGACGTTTCGGCATATCCCGCATTGTGCGAAGTCGCATGCTTCTTGCAGTCGCTGTCTAGGCACACGCGCAGGATTTTTCCGAGTCCCTCGCCCTCAACGACAATGCCCTTCTGCTCGAAGTCGCATTTGTCCTTCGCCGCGGTGAGTGCCTCGTAGCCGTTCCTGCCGATAACGCCTTCTGTCTCGGAGTTTCCATAGCGAGTCGAGAGCCGCAGGAGTTCGGGGTCTTGGAGCTTTATGGCGATGTACGCTTTCATGCGCCGCGCGTAGCAGGTGGGGTTTGGGCACGCCTCGGCGGCCTTCTTCCCGAACAGGTCGCCTCCCTTGCCCTCGCACTCCCCGCATCCTCCCAGTGCGGCTTTCATCTGCTCGTCGTTTGCCCACGGCGCGTCAGCGGAATGTTGCAGTTCGCGCGTCTGTATCCATTCGCGGAGGTCGGGGATGGTCAGCGGGTTGTATTCGTCCGCGCAATCCTCCGTGGCTAATTTCTGTGTGTCGGTATCGAGCCGTGCGATGAGCGCGGCGTGTCCCGCGGATATTTTGTTGTCGCGGAGAGCTTTCTTCGCGGCAGGGATGAGGCCACACAGCAAGAGCCGTTCGCGCACATAGGTCGCCGACTTGCCGACATGGGCGGCGACGGCGGCCACATCGTACTTGCTGACTTCGATGAGGTCGCGGTACGCCACGCCTTCTTCAAGCGGGTGAATGTCGGCGCGTTGCAGGTTCTCGATAATCTGCGCTTCGCGGGCTTCCTCGTCCGTGAGTTCCTTGACGAGCGCGGGTATCTCGGTCAGCCCCGCTTCGATGGCGGCGCGGAGGCGGCGGTTTCCGGCAACGACCTCGAATTCCTTGCCGCCTTTGGGCTTGCGCCGCGCGAGGACGGGAACGAGCACGCCCTTCTGCTTGATACTCGCGACCAGTTCATCGAACGCCGCGCCCTCGAACTTCGTACCGCGCGGGTTGGTCGCGGACTCGTAGCACTTCGCCGTTGATAGGGTGGTTTGGGTCATACCTCCTATTTGCTCGCAGTGATATCGCGACCGATTAAAATCTTCTCGTAGGCTTCGACCATGCCGCGGAGTCGCTCATCGGCAGTGCTTTCCTTCATTACGTTTTGAATGAGTGAAGCGGATGGTGTTTCGGGTAGCGTCAGATTAAACGCGGCGGCGATAAGGGTTGCCGCTTCGAGTATCTTTGCGCCGTCAAGAAAACACGGATTATTGTCCCACATGCCGTCCTCAATGCCGGAGTGGTGGCTCATGACCCAGAGAGTCGCCTCGCCTTTTGACGTTATGGCCCTGACGATGAAGCCGCCTTTATCGTGCGAACGCTTGTGGTCTAACGCGCTCACGTGGTCTGTTAATGGGAACACTCCACCACCCTCCTTAATCTTTTTTAGTATTTCTTCTTTTGTCATTTCTTTTTTCGTTGTGCTAGTAATGCTCTCCGCTTCTCTCTCGCTTCTACCGCGTTCTTCGCACGCTTATGCCGCTGTGCCTTAGTCATTAAAGCGGCGGCGGCTTGGCCGCCCCGACTCGCGAAGAGCCGGGCGGCGCGCCGCACGTCGTCAGATATCCTCGCTTGCGTCTTCGTCGTCTCCGGAGGTCTCGTCGTCAAAGCCGCTTTCTTCTTCCTCCGCGCCGTGGAGACATTCGACCCATTCGTTCTCCTCCGGCGCGGTCGTGCTCCCGATTTGAACGTGCCCCGTCCCGAGGCACTGGCGGCAGTTTTCTTTCCGGTCATGTGGTGGTTTAAGGCCGCGCTCTATGAGGCGCATGTTCTGACTAATAATTGAAGCCGCACTGTTGAACACGCTTACTGGCGATGTGTTCATACGCAAATTGTGCTTATCTGCTAATACCTTTTATCTTACAGGCAAGATGTTTGTTCGCATAGAAAAGTTGTCCCCTTTTCTCACGCGAGAACTTTCCTGCGCTCTCGTCAAGCGCACGAAAATCGGCGCGGTCAATTCCCCGCCCTCATTGGAAAAAGTAGCCGCCACTATCGGACAAAACAGGATAATTGACGGCATCGGCGGCGAGCGGAGCGAGCCGGAGCGCGCGTGGCTATCGGACATAAAGGACAGAGCCCGCTACCGGACAGCCGAGCATAAAGGACACGCCAGTGTCCTTTATCGGGAGGATGTTCGCTAGCGGGCGCAAAAAGCCCCCGCCGTAGAGCGGGGGCGAAGTGGGGCAGTCGCACATTGCGGGTCATAAGGTTACGCCGCGCTTTTGTTATCCCGTCGCGCGACGGTAGCCCTCGCCGCTGTTGCCGGGACGCAGTCGCGCGAATGCCGGTAGTTACCAGGTGCAATTCTTCCGGGCGAGAAGTGCCGCGAAGAGTTCCGCCTGGTATGCCGTTTTTTCTTGCGTGAGGAAGCACACGGCCTGGTCGCCGTACTGCGAAGCCCGCACAACGTCGGCGGGTGTGGCGGCGATGACGATGTGGCCGCCGTCCTGCACGGCATCGGCGCCGAAGATGAAATGCTCGGGGTCGATGTTGTCGGGCAGAAGCCAGTTCGGGCTTTTCTCCGGAGAGAAGCACGCGAAGCCCTTGAGAACTCCGGCGTGGTCTTTCAGCGGGAAGAGCACGCGACCGCCGAACGGTCCGTTACCTTTCCAGCCGACGCCCCAGGTCTTCGCCGTGTCGGCGTCGATGTCGAGCGCCTGCACGGCTTCGTGCTCGGGCTTCAGTTCGGCGGCGATCTTGCCGAGCTTGGCGGCAAGGTCGGCCTGGGCTTCCCTCGGAGGATTGGCGGAGATTCGCTCCGGCATGACGGCCGGCGCGGGCTTGCGCGGTTCGCCCGGGTTCGGCCCGAAGTGGCTGGCGATAAGGTCGGCCGCTTCCTTCTGCCCAATCTGCCTGACGTGGGCGACGAGCCCGATGCCGTCACCGCCTTGAGATCCCGCCGACGAGTGACAGCAGAAGACGCCGAGCGTGCCGTCGCGCTTGAACACGACGTGCGGACTTATCGTTATCTCCCCGCCATGCAGAGGACACGGCGCCTTGAATGCTTGTCCTTTCTTGTTGAGGTCGCCGAGCGCCATGCGGGCCATCTGCTCGATGCCCACGCGGTTTTTCAGCTCGACGAAGTCGATGAACGCGGTTTTCGCGGCCATTGATGCGCTCCTTTCCGATGAGGTACGGCCGCTCGTAATGATACCGTGATATCCACACGCGTTCGCTCGCGTGCGAACGGTTCGCGGTACGATGAGGGCGGAGAGTGTGGAGTGAAGAGAGAGGGGGAGTATCGCGGCGGTGTTGTAAATTGCACTGGTTAGCTAAATCGCTCGCGGCGTAATCGCGCAAAAGCGTCCGCCTTGCCCCTCGCTCTCTTCGCTTCAACGCAGTGGGTTGCGGATGCTCCGCGTCTTTAGGTTCGGCCACCGGCGCGTTACTCGCCGACCGAGGTAACGAAACATGACGCCTAAAGCCGGAGCACCCGCAACTCAACGCCGCGGGAGAAGGAGACAGCCGATGGCTGAAGCGCAAAGGCAGGCGCGTGAGAAACGACTCCCGAAGTATCACGCGATGACGAAGGTGAACGGCGGCTGGGTCCGCATCGGTGCCGCGTGGGATGTTCGCTCCGGCGAAGATGCCCTCTCGGTGCAGTTGACGGCGATCCCGGTCGGGGCATGGGACGGCAGGTTTTCGCTCTTCGTCCCGAACACGCAACAGGAAACGCCGCAGGATTGACCCGCGGCGTCAGAGGCCAGGGGAGCGGAAATTCCGCTCCCCTTTTTTATTCTCACGAATTGAGCGGCAACTGTTCGCCCGATCGCTGGGGGCAGTTGCGCGCCGTGTGTCCCGTTTCATTGCAGACAGAACATTTGACCGGCGTTTTCTTCTTCACCTCGCCGCCGCCGATGAGAGCGGCCAGTTCGGCGTCGGTGTCTTCCTTGACTTGGATAAGTTCCTTAATCCGCGCGAGTTTCGCGTCCACCTGAATCACCTCCTTTCAAAATTTCAAGAATGTTGAAGCGCTCGGGGCCGTTCCTGCCGACGCGCCACCAGTCCTCGGCGACCATGTGGCCGGTCGGCGGCGGGAAGGTCTCGAACGCGGCGAAGTTCGGAATGCTTTTGAAGATAAACAGAGCCGAGCCGTTGCCGCCGGTCTCTTCGCTCAACAACTCCATCATCGAGCGCAGGTGCGTGTCGCTGATGGTCACGAACGGCACGACCTGGCTGGCGCGGGGAAAGCCGAAGCGGCTCTGGTAAATGCCCTGACGCAGGACTTCGCGCAGGGCCAGGAATTTCTTGCGGATGCTGGAGCGCGCGTGCGAACTGGGGCGGAGCGTTTCGGTCCTGCGGTCGAACTCGAAGCCGGGGATAACCAGGGAGGCGTCGCCGGTGAGGACAAAGAACTCGCCGTCCGTTTCGATGTTCTGTTCGACAAGCTCGGTGTGCTCGCCGTTTGTCCACTTGAATTTGACGGGAATGCTGAAGGGCGAGCGTTCGCGGCGGGTCGCCGCCGGGCAATCCGGATGGGCAAGGATGTCGCGCGGGCCGCGGTACTGAAGCCCGAGCTCCCGCGCCCCGATCTCGAAGGACGCACGGATGAGGCACGCGCCGAGCTCGTGGTTGAACTCGTGGCCGGTCTTCGGATGGTCGACGTACAGGCCGCGCTCCTTGAGAACGTCCTCGCCTTTCGGCGTCAGCGCGTAGACGGCCGGGCGGTAGCGCGCATTGGCCGCCGCCCAGGACGCGGGCGGACATTCGACGAGCCCCGCCCGGTGGCGGAGCTTGGAGAGCGCGTACTTGAACCAGCGCCCGTCGAGTTGCAGGAGCGCGGCGACATAAGTGCTCGGCAGGTAGCGGTAGCGGTTGAGGAGCTGGAGGATGCGCAGGTCGTAGTCGGTTACGCGATACGCGCCGCCGACGACTGAATTATCAAACCGGGAAAGTTTCTTCGCATCCATATCCTCACAGTGCGCACGCCGGCGGGGGAATCAACGGCGCGCGTGGTGCGCCGCGTGGTCCCGCGGCGTGCCGCGTGTCTCAATGGTAGCATCAATAATTTTTCGCCGGACGGACGGCGTCGTCCTCCACCGGCGCGGACGGAGTGGTCGGCGCCGGCGCGGGAATTTCGGCCGTCGTCGCGTACCGGGCCCGCTGACGCGCCTTTAGGTCCTCGAATTCTTCGTCGCTCATGCGTTCCCATTGCGAGAACCGCACGTCCGGAATCTGAACCGGGACCGGCGCTCGTCGGCCCACGGAGATATTCCAAACGGGGGCCTCGCCGCCGACGCACTGGATGGCCGCGCGCGACAGGGCGTCAAGTACGTTCGCCGAACGGATTTGCGAGGGCCGCTGATTGGCGAGGATAAGCGCCACCTTCTGCTTGCGGGCCTTGTCGATGAGTTCGGCGATGTTGTCTTCCTGCGCGATGTAGTCGGCGGCTTCGTCGATGTAGCAGAAGACCGGCAGGCGCTTCTCGCGGGGCAGAAGCATCCGCTCCTCGGTGGCTTGAAGCAGGCGGGCGATGAAGTACCGGCCGAAGGGTTCCGTGGCGCTCTTCAGCACGCCGCCCATCGTGTTGACGAGAATAACCTTGCCGCTCTGAAGCTCGGTGAAGAAGTCGACCTTGTTGCGCGGATGCGCGAACATATCGTGGAAGAGCCCCCGGGCGGTGAAGCCGTCGAGCCGCGCCCTGATGGCGTTGCGTGTGACCGTGCTCTCCGGCGCGTGCATCCGGGTCGCGAGCCACTGCTGGGTATCCGGGCGGAGCGTGCCGAAGTATTGCCGGTATCGCTCGTAGCCGCCTTTTTCGAGCAAGTCCTTCAGCGTGAAAATGGTCGCGTCCGGAATCTCCATGAGCGCGGGGATGAGGTAGTTGAGGAATGTGTCCTGGTGCGGTGTCGCTTCGCTCTTGACGAGCGACGAAAGGAAGAACTCGACCATCCACATCGCGCCGCTCTCCGCGAGCATGCGGTCCTTCCGGGAGAGCGTTTCGAACCGCTCGCGCCGGATGTCGAAAATGTTGAGTGAGAGCGGGAAGTCCGGGTCCGGTTCGAGATAGACGAGCTTGCCGTCAAGGTCGCCGCCCGGGCCGAACACGGCAAGCCGGGCGATGTCGGGGATGAGTTCGTTTTGACTGTCCATGATGAACAGCGAGCACTCGCCGCGGACAACGCGCTCCAGGTCGCGGGCGATTTGATAGGAAAGCAGGGTCGTCTTGCCGCTTCCGGTGTCCCCGACGATCCACTGGTGGCGGAAGCGCGTCGCGTCGTCGATGGGGAGCGGAACGTCCACGCTTATGCCCTGCGGAAAGAGACGCTCGCCGCTGAATCGAAAAGGCGTGCCGACGGCGATGCGCTCGAAGAAGGGAAGTTTCTCCGCCGCCTTGTCGTGGTCGTCGGTCCACTTCTCCCACGCCTTGTCGCTCTCGCCGAAGTCAGGAGCGTCGGAGAGTTGTGGGGTGAATGACGGCCAGTCGAACGCGCCCAGCCGTGCGAGCTGTTGCTTGCGCACCGGCGTGAGGACGGAGAAGAACGCCTCATATGCGCGCTCTATTTCCGCGCTCGCGAAGTCGGTCTTCTTTCCCTCGCCGTCGACGAATTGCAGGGAAACCTCGGCGGTGAAGAGCGGCTCTTCCTGTGTCGTGGCGTCACGGTCGACCGTCGCTATCTCCGGCAGGGCCTCGGTGAAGCGGTCGAGGGCCTCGGCGAATGTCCGCACAAGTAAGGGATATGTCTCGCCGGTCCTCTTTTCGGCGCGGGTGAAGGAAGCGTTCTCCGGAAACTCCCGGGCATATACCTCGGTCATAACGTCCACGAGTTGGGCGGCGAACGGCCCGACGATGACGCGCTTGCCCTGTCGAAGTTCCAGGTAGCGGTCGGCGAGGTCGGCGCGAAACCGCGTCGCGTCGCGGTGGACATATGGCTCGGGTTCGAGCGGCGGTTCGTCAAGGAAGTACCGAACGACGCGGAGCCACGGCACTTCCCACAGGAGCGCGACACTGCCGAACCAGACCGCGCCGAAAAGCGCGGTCATGCCGACGACCCGGTCGATGGAGAGGGGAAAAATGTTGAGCGCGAGAAGGTACAGGAAGAAAACGGTGAGCCAGGGCGTGCCGAACCGGCGGACAAGTTCAAGCCAGGGCTCGTCGAATCCCCGCGTGACGCCGCGGTAGGCGAACCAGCCCGCGGCGATAAGCAAGACGAGTGCGAGTAAAAGGCCGAACATCGCTCCCCCGCCCCGGATTCCGGATGCGACGGCCGGGGGAGTCAAGCGAGGAATCGCGCTATCTCGCGCTCCACGTTCGTCCGCGGCCGGGTGAAGCACGCCCGGCTCCGGCGCCGAATGGCTTTCAGCCGGCGGAGGTTTGGCGGGGCCTCGCCCGACACTTCCGGTGTGAGCACGTCGGAGCGGATGCGCGGGCTCATGAGGCCGCGGCGGAAGGCAATCTCCTCCGTGTCCTCGATGGTGAGCTGGTAGGCGCGGATGTCGCACGTCGTCAGAAGCCCTGCGCGCAGTCCGGCGTCGCGGGGGAGCGCCGGGAAGTCGAGCGTGAAGCGGCGCTGGGGAAGCAGGTCGGAGAGAAAGGCGGGTGGAAAGAAGCCGGTGCCGGCGATGTAGGTTCGCGCCGTCGAGCGCGACAGTAGGAGGCATCCGATGAGGAGTGCTTCCGCGTTGCCGAAGGCGGCCCGGTTGAGGTTGACGATGACGATCTTCCCCGGCTTCGTCAGCGAGAAGGTGCTGTGGCGCTGGCCGAGCATGTTGCGAACGGCGGGCGCCTCAACAAGCGCCCCGAGGGTTGTCTGTACGTCGAGCACGCCTGCCTGCCGGTCCTTTGGGTCCCATGCCGCAAAATCCTCCTCCCAGAACTTCCGCACGAACGGGTCGCTGGAGGATAAAAGACAGCGTGTCCGATAGACGGTGTCCGATATGACCGTGAGGATGCCCAGCGCGGTACTGTCCGGCGCGTCCAGCAGGAGCCGCACGGCGTTATGCAGAAGAAGTTTCGAGCGTGCGCGCGTGAGTGTGTTGGCTCCGGCGGGAAAGAGGGTTTCGCGCAGGGCGAGAATGTCGCGGGCGACGCGGTGGCGGTCGTCGGACGGAACGCGGTCAAGGACATTGAAGCCCGCGGGATGTTCGATGTCCGATAGGTCGAGATAAAGGACGCGCTGTGTGTCCTTTACCGGAATGCGGTCGGCGAGCGCTTCCGCGAGCACGCCGTCGGGATCGAGAAAAAGAAAACCGCCCTCGGCGTCGTCGAGGGCCATGCGCAGGAGGTCGTTCGTTTTATCCGTCGAGCCTAGGAGAAGCCGGTTCATGTCGCAGAGGTCGACGCGCCAGCCCAAAGCCAGAGCCCGTGCCGTCCGTTGACAGGATGGCTCCGGATGTCGGGCGCATCGACGTTTGCACACGAAAGAACTTCTGCTGAAATTGTAGCGCGAAACGCAAAAGCGCCGGGGCATCGTTGCCGGCGCTTCGCGGTACGAAAGGGTTCCGGCGATTCTTCCGGAACGTGTCCGCGGTGATTGTAGCATGGTGCGGTGAGCCGTTCCGCTGCACCGTTCGTCTGGCGCGAAGCGCTCGACCCAAATTGCAAAAGCCCTAAGCGACGGATGCCGCCGTAGTGATAACTCGGCGCTCCGACGCGGGGCGCGCGGGGCAATGTCCTTCGACCGATAGGGAGAAGGCAAAGACCAGATTTGCAATTTGGGTCGAGCGTTGAGCGAGCGAACGTGTGCATGCGGAACACGTTGCGGTACAAGCGGTTTCTCGCGCGAAATTTTTTTCGCGCGGGGTATACAGTATGACGTAGCGTGTGCCGTCAGTGGAGCGTTTCGTGTGCAGGACGGACGAGTGGCTCCGGCGTGTCGTAGAGCATGCGCGTCGCGGTGTCTGCGCCTACCGGCTTATCAATGAAGCGGGCGATCCGAAGGGCGACGCGCGAATAGAACCGCTCTTGCCGACGGTCGCCCTGTTCACGCGCTTCACGGGCTTTCTTTCGCGCGGCGTAGTAGGCGCCGTCGCCGTAATACTCCATCAGCTCGTCGGCTTCGGCGAGGATGTCGCGCTTCCGGGACTTCAGCCATGAAAACATTCGGGCATTGTAACGGCGAAGGGCCGGGGGTGGAACCCCGGCCCTCGCCTCTCGAAAGAGCGGCTGCCGCGTTACGCACGCGGCCGGCTGGCTATCCACGCTTCCACCTCGTCGACGTACCAGGCCACACGGCTCTGACTGAGCTGAACCCGTTTGGGAAACTGCTCGGCCGTCTCCATGCGCTTCAGGTGCGTGTTCGAGTATGGAATTCCATAGACGGTCTTCAACTCTTTACGAGTCACCAACTTGCGAGCCATTACACGTCCTCCGAAGAGGGCCGTGCACGGCCCGGGTTGGCCCAGGCGGTCGCACTGTAGCAAAAAGAAACGCCCCCGATTAGTGGGGGCGCACGATGTGCTTAAGGTGTTCTTCCCAAAGGCCGACCGCCGAGCGCATTTCTTTTATGTATCGGTGACGGTTGTAAATGGCTGCCACGGCCGTCACAACGCCCTCGTCCTGGAGTGTACCTAGCTTGTGGTTGAGCATGCGCTCCACGATATGGGGCGGTACTTCCAACTCCGCGAGTTTTGTGCCGAAGGTCCGCCGCAGGTCGAGAATCTGCCACGGCATAACGGTCACTTCCTTGTTGAACTCCCACTTCGCTTTGCCTGAACCATTCCACGGGGTTTCCGCGTCGCGACCGGGGAAGAGTAGATCGGTCGAGTTGAGGCGCGGAATGTCCTTCAGAAGAGCTGCTGTCATGTCCCCATAGGGGAAATGATGCTCGGTGCGGTTCTTGGTCTCCGGGAGCGTTATCGTTCGTTCCTTCTCATTGATGAACGGCCAGCGCATGCCGATGGTCTCGCCCCAACGCGTGCCCCACAAAATGGAGAACTGGAGGGCGGTGCCGAAGGGGTAGCCGGTCTTCTCGGCACCCCGCCAGACGATGCCTATTTCCTTGTCGTCCAGGACACGCTTGCGCGCCCTGTACCTGGTGGGCGATTTCAGTCCTTCCATCGGCGAACTTTTGATGTAGCGCGGAACACACCATTTGAAGAATGCCCGCGCATCCTTGAAGGCGTGCCACGCCTCCGACGGTGTTTTCTTCGCCAGCTTATCCGTGATGTCCGTGATGTGGCTGTGCTCTATGTCGTCGAGCCGCATCCCCTCGAACGTGGGTTTGAAGTGCCGCTCAAGCACCCGTTTTACTTCCCGCAAGGTGTTCGGCTTGAGGGTCGGGCCGTGGATGTCGAGGTAATTTTGCAATGCTTCCTCGAACTTCAACGTTTTCTTCTTTTTCTCCACGGGCGAGCCGAGCAAAACAAGCGCCTGCTTGCGGGCGTCGGCGAGGGTCACGTTGGGATAGCGGCCGATATTCGTGCGCACGCGCTGCTTGCCGCGTATCACGAACCATGTCTTGCGATGCTTGCCGACGCGGATGGCGAATGCCGGCGTCGTATCGTCGAAGTAGGTGCCGGGAGCTTTGAGCCCGCGCACCACCACGTCGGTGAGATGCAGTACGGGCAT